GTTTTTCTTGATGTAACATTCTTTACAAATACTTCCATTGATATTTCCCCTGCTGTAATACCAATAATCTTCATTGCACGGTTTGTATACTCCGCATTTTGAACATGGTTTATACCATACTCCATTTACCAATTTACAACCCTCGTGTATTCGCTTATGTTCAAGAGGCGTTACAAGTTGTAGGTTTTCTATTTTGTTGTTTGTTTTGTTACCATCTATATGATGGATTTGATACCCATCAGGGATTTTGCCAAAATACTTTTCCCAAACAAGGATATGTTCCATGCTCGTTTTACCGTCCCGTCTTAGTCTAATATAGCCTTTGGCGGTCGGTTTATGTGTTGTCTTTATTCTGTTAGCCATATCTCAATCTTGATTTGATAGTTCGGGATTATCAAACACGTTACCGACAACGTGGCATTCAAAGCCCATATCTTCAAGTGTTTCAATGTAGTAATAATCGTAACCGTCATAGGGATATTCTACCAAACCACGCAAGCCGACTTTGCTGATAATTTCATCGCCATCTTCGTTTACGATTTTTACAATATCATCCCCGTACACCTCGTGCCCATTGGTGTAATGCTGTATCATCTGCCCGACGGTTTCGGCTGTAACTTTATACCACCATTCCGTATTGAACCATTCATCGTTAAATTCGACAATATCGCCGACAATGACATCGTTACCAATCAGTGAACCATGCATCCACTTACCATCGCCACTCCGCTTTCCACGAAATTTATATGTTTCCATCATTTTACTTTTATTTACCATCCGAAAAGGTTAAGAACCCTTGGATTATATTCTTCTTTGTATTTCTTTATTTGGTTCAATGCCACGTTTAGCTTTGGGATATGCGACCGACCCATCATTGCGCAATCGTCATCGTCAGATGAATCGTCTACTCCTGCAAGCTGCACAATAGTACGTTGGACTTTATCTTCAACTTCTTCAAGGGCTGCATATATAGCAGCCTTTTCGGTTTCATAGCCTTTTATCTTATTGCCACCGACGAAACAACAACCATATCCACCACCAGCATTTCCAAACCACGTACTTAATCCATAATTCCAACGTCCATTGTCGGATTGGGCAGTTTCAATCTCGAAGTAGTTGTTGCCGTTCCTCCAGCTTACGGGCTTGTTCGGATTGATGCAAATGTCGTGTATGTTGTAGTTGAATGAATTGAATGTGTGTACGATGTCCAACTTATCTTTGTTTTCATCATACCACTTACTCCAATCTTTCCAAGTGAATGCCTTGCCCAAACAATGGCATGTAAATAATACTTCATCTTCCATCTTGATACCTACCTTATTTCGTTTAAGATAAAATCCGCATTCATTTTCTTGGCTTTGCGAGTAATCGGCTTGTGGCTTTCTTGCTCATCAAACCACAATTGCAGTTTCCAGTCTTCTACGACATCATATCTCCAATACTTTCTATATTTGAGCCAATATTTGTAAACAATAAGCACCACCGCCTCTTTGTTCTCAAAAGTATTGCAAAAGCCTACAACGTGACACTTACTTCTATCATAGTAAAAGGTTGAACCTTCGTTCAAATTCTCAACTTTTCTTGCCATGTTATTCATCACTTTCTTTTAAGTTCTTCAATTAGTGCATCAGCGTAAAATATTGCATGTTTCGCACAATAATCCTGTACTGTTATATCGTTTACTTCTTCACCAAGACCTCTACCTTGCCAAAGAATTTCCTTAGTAGACGTAGCGATAAAAGGTAGAATATCCTTTGCTATCTCGTAGCGGCGTTGTTCCCAATCTATACACTTCTTGTTACAACTATTTTGTAGGTCGGCTCTCTTTGAACGAACCATTTCGGCAACGCAGGCTTTACAACGATGCTTGTATGATTTCGACATTTCGGATTTTGTCTTCATTTTGCCACATGTCTCACATTTCTTAATCTCTTTTTCCATCTGATAATCCCTCCTAATCGTTTAATTCATAATCGAATTTCGCCCATGCAAACCGCTTACGGTGTTGCAAGTAATTCAAATCCTCTTGATGGCAAAATGCCTCTCGCTCGAAAGAGACGTTTCGGTATGCCTTGTGCCAATTCCTAAACCAGAGTAGCGTAAACAGGAAATCAACGACGTAAAGGATATAGAAGCCGACAAACAACAATTCCTTTTCCTGGGCATAGTGTATGCACTCGTGATTATATGCTACTGCCGTAAAACGGTCTTTTGCTTCCGACCTTACCACAATCCATTTAAGCAGCGTTATTGCCATGTATGGACGTGGCGGGGAGTGTTTTGAATAGATAATCTTCATCTTTGGTAAATTCTTGTGTATGTTGCGGTCTTACCGCTTAATTCGTTAATACTATCAACTTTCAATCTTAGGCTATCACGCTGCCATTCAACGGTTGTGAGCTTTGTTTTCATTTCCATGTACGAAACAACCCATCCAAGGTAAAGAATAACCGATATTGCAGTGAGCGTTGTGCGTGGATGCTTTTCAAATACCCTTTTTGCCGCCTTTCCGCCCCATACGGCGCACGAAACGACTCCAACTGATATGCACCAACACAAGGTAATTAAACCCCGTATAAACGCAAATAAACCACGTTTTACCATTTTACCGTATTCGGCAGGTGTATGTATCATCTTCATGTTGCTTATTTCTTTTCGTTCAACTTCACATCGGCGGAAATCTTTTCGCTTAGGTCTGCCATTAAGCACATGAACCCAATCTTGATACCGTCATACTCAAATTCCGTCATTCCGTAAGGCGTGTTTGCCGTTACGTTCACGGTGTCCGCACCGAGAATCTTCAAAGCCTCGGCAACTATCTGCAACACGTCGTGATGGAATAAAGCCGCTCCAATTTGGATTATTGCATTCTCGTCGGGTACTTTCTTACCCGTCTTGGTTTCCTTTTCATGTCTAATCACACCGTCGCCACCACATATCGGGCAATCGAAATTATGGCAATGCGTTTTCATCTTGCCATCGGTGTACTCCCATTCTACCAAGCCTGTACCGTCGCATTCCTCGCACTTTTCTTCGTATTCTTCCGTTTCGACTTCATCTACCAACGAACACGCCCCCAATGCTTGTTTGATTGCGGCAAGTGTGCAGGACTTGAAACACGGATGCTCGACCGTAGGCAACTTTAACCGCTCGCAGCCGTCCGTCGGCTCGTATTGCTTATTGAGCCTTTCGGGTGGTATGCGGATTATCACATACCCATCGGTTGCCCATACTTCGTTGTAGGTCGGGTGCAGGAATGGGATTGACGTGAATTCACGAACAAGGTCAAAGCCCGTAAACAGATCCAAAAGTTTATCCTCGTTCTTAATTTTCTTGTTTGATGTTTCCATAGTGCGTTGAAATTTTGTTTATTTGCCCATTCTTTTGCGTTTTGGCGGCGTTTTATTGTTTTCGTGACAACTTTATTGCCTTTGAATTTTAAGCCGCTTAGAACGCCTTATTTTCGATAAGTAGGATTTTTGAATATCACAACCTCCAGCATTTCGTTGAAACGGTCGGCAATTCTATCGCCGTATTTCGTCCGCACTTGCTTGCCAGTTAGATTGGTCGTAATGAACGTGAATAGCTGGTTGTTGTAGCGGTATTCCAGCAAGTCGATAATCGGGCTTGATACGTTGCCGTAATCCATCACCTCGGTTGCCTCACGCCCCATGTCCTCGATACCCAACATGTCGGCATTGCGTACCGCCGTCCGTGTGCTATCGGCTTTCATCGTTGTTGCCACGTCCTTTGCGTCAATAATGCGTATTCCCGTCTTTTCCTCGAAGTAACTGTTTGCGTTGAGGTAGTTTAAGGCGTTTTGGAATGCGCATAGGAGCGTCGTCTTGCCGTTGCCGCACGTTCCGCATAGCATAATACCAAACTTTGGGTTGTCCTTTGTGAAACATTCTGCAACACTTTTGATATTCTTCCTTGTAGCTTCATCGTCGATATAGCTGCCATGTCTGAATTTGACTTCTGCCTGATATGCAGCGGTTAGGAGGTCATTTGCCTGTTCTGTGGTCATCGGTAGCCTAAAACGTGGTCGTATAGTTTTCCGCCTTGCTAACAGTTCCCTCAAATCCTTTACGTTGAACCTTTGATTTTTCTCGATTATTTTCATCTTGTTTTATTTTTAATTGTATTCGCAGCCAATCGTTAAAATGCTGCTTTGCATCCGATAAGTTGTTGTGAACCTTACCTCGACATTCTGCATCCAAATCGAAATCATCAATCCACTGCATTAAGTCATCTTTTGATACCTTATGCCGCATGCGCATCAATTCGCACCAACTTTCGTCGTTCTTTAATTCGCTTATGAATTTTCCCTCGCATGCGTACGCGCGCTCGTCGTTGGAGATATTCTTATTGTTCTTTATATTCTTAGAGGTTGTGCAGTCTGTTGTGCAGTCTGTTGTGCAGTCTGTTGTGCAGTCTGTTGTGCAGTCTGTTGTGCAGTCTGCACTATTAGCTTGTTGGTATTGTTCATATTTACAGATAGTTATAAGATTTATAATGTTTGATTTCTGTTGTGTAATCTTTTCGTCCGAAACAAATTCGGCAAGACGCGCTCGGACCGTTCTCCTGTTCATGCTCCACCTCTTTGCAAGTTCCGTTTCCGATATGGCAATTTGCCCGCGATTTACAACCACCCTGTTGCCGCGAATATAGAATATTCGCTGTGGTCGCCACTCGGCGAGAAGCAGTAGGTCAATCCAACATTGAACCCTGCTGAACCTCTCGCCGAAATAGCCTTGCATTTCGGTAATCTTGCGGTTTATTTTAATCCATCCATCTGCCATGATTACCACGTTTCGTTAGTTTAGGCGCAAATGTAATCCACCCAAATATCAATAAATTGCTTACCAGCGTACACGGCTAATTCCTCGCTCTTAAAGGCAAGCCGAGAGCAGATATACGAGTGCAAGTACGATGATGCGTTACCCGCACTCGCAAAGACGAGACCGCCACCCGAGTACGCATAGTAGTACGGACCGACACAACGGCGTTTTGCGTCATCGTCCAAACTTTCCCATTCTTCCTTTGAGTAGATATAGAACCAAGTGAAATAGCGGTATTCGTCATCGGTGAACGTCGGATGCCAGCCCTCGTTCAATGCTTCGGTGATGATGCGGAGCTTCAAGTAGGCGATAACGTCATTTTCTTCGTCCGATGCGGTATTCACATACTTCTCGTATGACTTGACGAATGGGTGCTCATTGCCTAATTCGCAATAGGCATCGTGAAATGTCTTGATGTGTTCTGTTACGTCGATGGGCTGCTGGGGTTCTTCCACGTCATCCCCAAATAATGTACGCAGCATCGTTTGTATTTCGGGATAATCACCAGCCTCCGAGAAAGCCTTTTGTAAGTTCTCTTTGTTAATCGTTATTGTTTCCATTTTGAATTTTGTTTAATCGTTTAATAATGATTTTCGTTTGCCGCACGGCGTTGTAAATCCGTGTGCTGCCTTGTGGTATAACCACGTTGTCAATGATAAGCGGCAAGCACCTTAATAGCGTGCTAACGATGTCGTTTGGTATTTGTTTCATATCAATATGGATTGAGGTTTACCGTGATATTCAGACCATGCCGTGCAACGTACACGGGCTTTCCCGTCGCTTCCTCGACTTGCTTTTTGAAGTCCTTGGGGTCGCTGTTATTGCCGCTTAGGTGCAGCAACACAATTTCGTTCACGCCAGATAGGTCGTTAGCCGCCAAAGCCGCCTTGCATGTCTGCAATTCCATGTGAGACCTCAACAGACGTTCACGCATAACGGCAGGAACCATCCCACGGTCTATGCTGTCTTGTAAGATTTCATCCGCATAATTGGCTTCTATCAAGATGTGATTGAGGTTTGGCAACCGATATTCCACCATCATTGTATCGGTAGCAAAGAACAGCCGCCCCATTTCCGCATGGTCGATTATAAAGCCCACACATGGCACGTCGTGCGCCATATTGAGGACAAACACCTTGAAGCTGCCGACGATGTAACCGTGCATCGGCTCGATGGTCTTGCAAAATGACCGATTACTTACGTTCTTAACCGTGAAAACATCCTCGATGGCTAATACCTTGATGCCGTACTTTAGCACGTCGTGGATGGCAAAGGAATGGTCTGAATGAGAATGGGAGATAAGACAACCGACAACGCTGCTGACCGAAAACCCGACACCGCGCATGATTTCCTTGAACGGCAAGCCGCATTCAATCATCATCGTTTCGCCATTGGCGGCACGCAGTAAGTACGCATTGCCCTTTGACCCCGAACCTAATACTTTCAATTCCATATCCTTTGCCTCCTTGACTTGATGTTAGTATGCTGGTGCCTCATCGGCGGCGTTGTCCACTTGCGCCTTTGGTACTTCTACCTGCTTGATTTCGCCCGTTTCCTTATCCACGTCTTCGTATGTGGCTTCATCAACGGGTATCTCAACGGCATTGGCGTTCTCGGCGATTACTTGGTCGCGGTCATTAGTGGCTGCATCCTCAACGTCCTTATCCATGGCCGACATCATTTCGACTGACAGATAGCCGTATTTTCCGAGCAAACGGCGGATTACGGTCTTGAGGCCCATGTCATTGAAATTTCCGCTCCACCCAACAGCCGTACCCGTTTCGCCCGATTGCGCCTGCTTCACGAGTTGTTCCTTTGTCGGTTTGTAGCGACCCTTGAATGATGGGGAGTAACGCAAGGCGTAAGATGCCATATCCTCGACCGACATGTAGAGGGTCTTGGAAAAGCCGTTGAGCAACTCGAAGTAACAGAAGTAGCCGATTATCTTATCCGACTTACGCTCACCGTCAAGGCTGATTTCGCCCGACAACTTATTGCCACGCTTCAACTCACCATCGTACACGAAATCTGCGTTGATGGTCTTGTACTGACCCGTGCGCATTGCAAGTTGAATGTAACCCTTGTAACCAGGAACGAATGTTGGGGTCGGCACTTTGTCATAGACGGGCTTGTGCGTGTTGGGGTCGAGAACTTCATGCCCTTGTGCATCGACACGCTTAACGCTGTTGTTGAACACGATAATGTAGGCAAAACCGAGCGACTTGTTCAAGGGTAGGTTCATTGTTGCGGCACGTAATGCCTCGGCGACCACCGCCGCTGGCTTGCA